AATTTGAGAGGCTTGCCTTATGTTCAGACCCAACCATAAAGAAAGTACTAAAACGAGACGTAGATCTAGAGATAAACGTGGATGATTATGACTGGCTTATACTTGTGGGATCAGAATGTTTAAAATATTTTACAAAACAAAACTCAGTAACAGAATATAGCGGTAGAGTCGTTGATGATAAATTTCTACCTGTAATAAACCCAGCTATGCTTACGTTTAAACCGGAAGCTAAAAAGACTTGGGAAGAATCATCAAGTAATATTACGAAATATATTAAAGGAGAACTTAAACAACAGAAACTACAAGACGATAAAGTCTATGGAATCACAGACACGAAAGAACTCATAGAGTTCCTTCACAAAGCTTTAGAAGCTCCCTATGATTTTATAGGACTTGACTCTGAGACTACAGGATTATATCCTAGAGATGGTTATATGTTAGGTTTAAGTCTTTCATATGAGCCAGAACATGGCGCATATATCGATACAGACTGCGTCGATGAAGAAGCAGAGAAACTATTACAAAAGTTATTTAATAACAAGAGAGTAGTTTTTCATAACGCAAAATTCGACTTAGCCTTCTTTGAGTACCATTTTGGATTTGACTTTCCAAATTTTGAAGATACAATGTTACTTCATTATATGCTGGATGAGAATCCTGGCACACATGGTCTAAAACAACTCTCCCTAAAATACACTCCATATGGCGATTATGAAAAAGCTATGTACGAGTGGGTAGACGATTACTGCCGAAGGAACGGTATACTCAAAGGAAGTTTCACTTGGGACATGATCCCATTTGAAGTAATGAAATATTATGCTGCAATGGATGCAGTCTGTACATTCCTTCTTTTTCAGAAGTTCAACACCGCACTAGTAAAGAATGATAGACTTTATGGAGTCTACAGAGACATACTACTAAAAGGAACAAGATTCTTGACAGATATTCAAGACAACGGTGTGCCTTTTGATAAAGATAGACTACAAAAATCCACAGTGCTTATGCAATATGAGATTGATAAAGCTATCAAAAACTTATACGAATTTACAGAGATAAAAACATTCGAAGCAGCACAAGGAAAAGATTTCAATCCAAATAGTACAATGCAACTAAGATCATTATTATTTGACTATTTGGGACTACAACCAACAGGCAAGAAAACCGGCACGGGTGCGGACAGCACTGATGCGGAAGTACTAGGTCAATTGGCTGAAGAACATCCAGTACCGCAGTTAGTACTTGATATAAGACAAAAAGTTAAAATCAAGAGTACATATCTTGACAAAATTTACCCACAACTTGACAGAGACAGCAGACTTCGCACAGGTTTCAATCTACATGGCACGACTTCAGGAAGACTTTCTTCAAGTGGTAAAATGAATATGCAACAAATACCGAGAGACAATCCAATTGTAAAAGGATGTATAAGAGCTGCAGAAGGCAACAAGATAGTTGCAATGGACTTAACAACAGCTGAGGTATATTGTGCGGCTGTGCTTGCAAACGATAAGAATCTCATGGGAGTATTCCAAAGCGGTGGAAACTTTCACAGTAACATTGCGAAGTTAGTTTTCGACTTACCTTGTGATGTTGATGAAGTTGCTACACAATACAGTACACAAAGACAGATGGCAAAAGCTGTAACCTTTGGTATTATGTACGGTGCAGGACCGAAAAAGATCAGTGAACAAGTTACCAAAGATAGTGGCAAATACTTTAGTATGAATGAAGCAAGTGCTGTTATTAAAGATTACTTTGAACAGTTTGCAGGACTTAAGCAGTGGTTAGATGACCAGAAAAGATTTATACAAGATAATGGTTTCATTTATAGTCATTTCGGAAGAAAAAGAAGATTACCAAATGTATTCTCCTCTGATAAAGGTATTGCGTCACACGAAGTAAGATCAGGTATTAATTTTCTAGTACAGTCGATCGCTTCTGATGTTAACCTTCTTGGAGCTATAGATGCTCATCAAGAGATAAAAGATCTAGGCTTACAAGAAGATATGAGAATATTTGCTCTTGTACATGACTCAGTTCTTGCAGAAGTAAAAGAAGAATATGTAGACCAGTACTCAGATATACTACTCAAAGCTATACAAAAAGATAGAGGATTAAACATTCCTAACTGCCCGATTGGATGTGACTTTGAAGTAGGAGAAGATTATTCAATGGGTAAATTCGCTAGCAAATATGAAAATATCTGATGTTAGGTTTCCAATTTATGTCGTACATACAGATGATGTTATCAATCGGGACGGCATACTTTGGTGCGAAGGCGCAGTAATAGACGATACAAATACAAAAGGCTCTAGCATAGGTGAGCGAAGATTAAAAACTCCTATGAAAAATTTGTATAGTTTGAGACTCATGTTAGACAACTTTGTCGACATGTCAAAGCACAGAGGTAAGTTCTATGTCGACTCAAATGGTAAATTTTTTATATATGAAAAAAGTATAACAGCAAAATTAAAATATCACAAGATAAAAAGAATAGTACCAAAGGGAGTAGCAAGCCTACTCTACCTTCATGGAGTCGATATGCCGTTTGAGATAAAGAGATTACCTTCAAACTTTGAGCAGTACGCAGGAATACTATACATAAGGAATATTCCTAGTTATTTATATGAGCTAAGTACAGATAAGAAAAAAGATACTTGGAGAAAAGTATGAAAATAAAAATAGAAATAGACACAGAAAAAGAACAAGATCTAGAAACAGTAAGAGAACTAGTAGAAATGCTAAAAGAGATCTTATCATGATTAAAAAATTATGGAGACTATGGGCAAAATCTCTAGGTGAAAAAGTAGGAGTATCTGACAAGGATGCGAATAGAATAGCTATGCTAAGAAGTATAATAGTATGGGTTAATTTTATTACTTGTTTTTTCATTATAGCAAATACGTTAAGGCATTGGTAGAATGAAGGCCGTATTGAGTAACAGAATATTTATGGAAGTAACAGATGCTTACCAGTTGCAACTCGACGAAGAGTTAACATATTCAATACCGCCAAGACGTCCAACAGATCCGCCTATCATTATAAAGAATATGGCAATAATCCGAAAAGGTTTAGTTACTATACCTATCGGAAGAACGGATTTGATACCAAGCGATTACGTTATAGTAGAGAAACGAGTTAATAAACCAATCGAAGGTTTTGACTTTCAGTTTACTTTACGAGATTCCCAGCAGTCGGTATATGACGACATCCAAGGCAGTGCTATAATTAACGCTTGGGTCAGTTGGGGAAAGACATTTACAGCTTTAGCTATCGCAAATAAGCTAAAACAGAAAACACTTATAGTAACACATACACTAGCGTTGCGATCTCAGTGGGAAAAAGAAGTAGAAAAAGTCTTCGGGGTCTCGGCGGGTGTGATTGGATCAGGCAAGTTTGAAATCGATAAGGATATTGTCGTGGGGAATGTACAAACTTTGTACAGAAATCAGGATAAAATCGCAAATGAGTTCGGTACTATTATTCTTGATGAGATGCATCATGTTAGTAGTCCAACTTTTACACGAATTATCGACTCAAGCAAGGCTACAAATAAAATCGGACTTACAGGTACGATGCAAAGAAAAGATGGTAGACATGTGGTTTTCAGAGATTACTTTAGTAATACAGTATATAAACCACCAAGAGAAAACTACCTTACACCTAGAGTAGAGGTTATAAAATCAGGCATACGCTTCTTAGATGGAGCAAACGTTGCCTGGGCTACTCGAATAAATGCTCTTGCGTATGATTGGGAATACCAAAACATATGTGGAGTACTCGCGGCAGGTTATGCTGCAAAAGGACACAAAGTATTAGTTGTCTCTGATAGAGTTGAGTTTCTGAAAAGAGCCGCTCAATTAGTGGGTGATAATGCAGTTTGTGTAACTGGAGATGTCTCGCACGAGGAACGACCAGCATTAATGAAACAAGTCTTTGAAGACAAGGATGTACTCTTTGGAACTCAAAGTATATTTTCAGAAGGCATATCTTTAGATTGTCTAAGCTGTCTCGTGTTGGCAACCCCAGTAAACAACGAACCCCTACTAACGCAGCTTATTGGTAGAATAATAAGGCTATATGAGGGTAAACCGCAACCAGTAATTGTGGACATACACTTAGAAGGTCGAACAGCAAGAAAGCAGGCAAATGCGAGAATGGGGTACTATATGAAACAAGGCTATGAAGTTAATACAATATAGCATAGAAAAATATTTCTTGACATGGAGTTAAATTTTTGATATAATATGTTATTCTATAATTGGAAAAAGATACAAAAAGAGACCAAGGGATCTGTAAAAGATATCCTTACGGTGCTCCACATTTTAACCTATAAAATGCCTCCAGTGAATAGAAATGATAGAATATTCAAATATTGGCAGAAAAGTTTTCATGGACACAGTTTCCTTGTAAACCCTGAAGCCTTGTTTATTCAAAGAAACCGATATTCAGATAGCGAGATTGCACAGTATGCAGGTATCGCATCCTTACGCAACTATTACGAATATCAAAAAACGAAAGATACCACACTAGACCTCTTCTTCTATGATGGAAGTGAGGACATAATAAAAAGAAACAGGCTACTCTGGATTGAAGATGATTGTATTCATTTTAAATTTGAAGAAGTCACATTAGGAGAACTAACATGGCATTGAGTTTTAATCAAGCTAAGGGCGAAGCCCAAAAAAGTAAAATCGATAGCTACACATATGTAGAAGGCGATAATAAAGTAAGACTAGTTGGAGACATATTACCAAGATATGTTTACTGGCTAAAAGGTGAAAACGGCAAGAATTTACCATTCGAATGTCTGTCATTCGACAGAAACACAGAATCCTTTAACAACGTAGAGAAAGACTGGGTGAGAGAATATCATCCTGATCTTAAATGCGGCTGGAGTTATGCAATACAGTGCATACACGAAGGTAAAGTTAAAGTATTAAACCTGAAGAAAAAATTATTAGAGCAAGTTATGGTTGCTGCTGAAGATCTTGGCGACCCAACAGACGTAGAGACTGGATGGGATGTCTGCTTCAAAAGAGTTAAAACAGGCCCAATGGCTTATAATGTTGAGTATCAATTACAAGCATTAAAATGTAAGCCAAAACCTTTAACTGACTCAGAAAAAGAGCTTATAACAGACCTTAAGTCTATGGACGAAGTCTTAACAAGACCTACACCAGATGCTCAAAAAGAACTTCTTGATAGATTAAGAGAAGGTGCGGATAACTCCAAACCAGATGAGTCTATTAGTGATGAGTTTGACATTAGTTAAGGCATATTATGATTCTATTTACAGCAGACTGGCATATTAAACTAGGACAAAAGAACGTACCAATGGCTTGGGCATGCTCACGCTATAAGATGTTTTTTGACCAAATAGAGGATGCTGTACAAAATCATGATGTTACTTTACATATCATTGGCGGGGACTTGTTTGATCGAGTCCCTTCAATGGATGAACTTACTTTGTATTTTGACTTTGTTAAGAATACAAAAGTAGAAACAATTATCTATGATGGAAATCATGAAGCTACTAGAAAACACAGAACATTTTTTGATAACTTAATTAAAGTTACAACACAGTTAAACCCTCTAGTAAAGGTAATTACAGAAACAGTAGGAGAGTTTAGCAACTATGCTATACTTCCTTATGCTGATCTTCATAAAAAAGACAGTATAGAAAACATCAATTCAGAAGTACTATTTACACATGTTCGTGGCGAGATACAGCCCCATGTAGTACCTGAAGTTGATTTAGAAAGATTTGAAAAGTTTAAAGTAGTATTTTCAGGAGATCTACACTCGCACGAAAACACACAAAGAAATATAGTGTACCCTGGAAGTCCAATGACTACATCTTTTCATAGAAACATAGTAAAGACTGGATATATAGTAATAGATTCAGACACCTGGGACTGGACGTGGCATGAGTTTGACTTACCTCAGCTACTAAGAAAAACAGTTACAAGTGAAGATGAAATGGTTCAAACAGACTTTCATCATACTATCTATGAGATTGAAGGAGATGTGTCAGATTTAAGTAACATAAAAAACAGTGAGTTACTTGATAAAAAAGTCATAAAAAGAAAAACAGAAGCAACACTTATACTCGACAAGGAAATGACAATAGAAGAAGAGTTAAATGAGTATTTGAGTTACATTTTAGAATTAAATAACAGTAAAGTAAAAAATATATTAGGAGTATTTAGTGATTACGCTAAAGAAGTTGAAGTGGAATAATTGTTTTAGTTATGGTCTTGATAATGAATTAGACTTAACAGAAAGCATAGTAACTCAGTTAGTCGGTACGAACGGTGCTGGTAAATCTTCTATACCTTTAATACTGGAAGAAGTATTATTCAACAAGAACTCAAAAGGTATAAAGAAAGCAGACATCCCAAATAGAGAAGCAAATGATGGCTATAGTATTTCCCTCGACTTCCAAATAAACGAAGATGAGTACAAAATTGATGTTGTTCGTAAGGGTAACATAAAAGTAAAGTTCTATAAAAATAATGAAGATATGTCTAGTCATACAGCAACTAATACATACAAGAGTATTGAAGAAGCTATTGGTATAGATCATAAAACTTTTTCTCAGATTGTATATCAAAATACCAATGCAAGTTTACAATTCTTAACCGCTACTGATACTAATAGAAAAAGATTCTTAATAGACTTATTGCAGTTAGATAGATATGTAAAATTCTTTGAAGTATTTAAAGAAAAATCACGAGAAATATCAAGTCAAATTTCAGGTACACAAGGGAAAATTGATACAATTGAAAAGTGGTTATCAGATAATAAATTGGAAGATACATCACTACTTTCGAAAATCGATTTACCAATCTACTCGGAAGAGGATGAAAAAACTTTACGTTCATTACAAATAGAATTCCAAAATATTTCAGAAATTAACAAAAAGATTAACAAAAATAATTTTACAAAAGAACAACTAGATAGTATAAACCTGAATAAATATAAAAAAGATATAGAAACACATGGTAAAGTTACTAACACTACAAGTCTAGAAAGAGAAATAACAGTACATGAGTACAAAATAAAACAAAACAAAGCAGAGATAGCTGAATATGAAAAGCTAACAGGACAATGCCCTACTTGCAACCAACAAATAGATGAAGATTTTGTCCGACAGAAAGTAACAGAACACAGTAACAATGTTAATAGCACAACCGAAAAGCTAGTAGTAAAACAAAAAGAACTAAAAGAAACACAAGAAACAAATATTATAGTAACTGTTGCTAAAAGAAAAATAGAAGAGTGGGAAGATCTTTTTAGAGATTTAGATAGAACCTTACCTACTGAAGTATTACAAGCAGAAAATTTACAAAAGAAAATAACTACCCTTAGTGAAAAAATCAAAGAAGAAAGAAAGTCATTAAAAGAAGTAGTTAATCAGAATGAACAAATAGAAAGACATAACACTCGTATTTCTATTGTAAAAGAACAACAGGATGATTTTGAAACACAACTAAGTAACCTATATAAAGGTCACAGAGAAGTACAAAATAAATTATCTAGTATAGAAGTGTTGAAGAAAGCATTTAGTACTAACGGACTACTTGCTTATAAGATAGAAAATTTAGTAAAAGATTTAGAAGAACTTACTAATGAGTATCTTGCTGAACTATCTGATGGTAGGTTTAGTTTGGAGTTTGTAGTATCAAACGATAAGTTAAATGTCTCCATAGATGACAACGGAAAGTCAGTAGAGATCTTAGCATTGAGTGCGGGAGAGTTAGCAAGAGTTAACACCTCTACTCTACTTGCTATTCGTAAGCTCATGAGTAGTATTTCTAAGTCACGAATAAACGTTCTTTTCCTAGACGAAGTAACAAATGTGTTAGATGAACAGGGAAAAGAAAAACTTGTAGAGATTCTACTAAGAGAGGAAAATTTGAATACATACATAGTATCACACGGATGGACTCATCCTTTATTGTCTAAAATAGAAGTTATAAAAGAAGACAAAGTGAGTCATTTAGATGGTTAATCCAAGACAAAAAGGTAACAGAGGAGAACAACAAGTAATGTCTCTTCTAGATAGACTAACAGAAGAGACATGGGAACAGACTCCCGGTTCTGGTAGTGGAAAGATAAAAGGAGACTTAAGAGTTCCTGGTAAACATAATTTATTTTGTGTAGAAGTTAAGTTCTACAAGCATGTAGGATTTGATGCAAAGATATTTACACAAAAAAGTAATAACTTATTTAAATGGTGGAGTAAATTAGTAAAGCAATCACAACAGATGAAGCAAGAGCCTCTCTTAATATTTAGAGAGAATCATGGCAAATTCTTTGTTGCTACAGTAAGAGAACCAAAAAATACATTAAGATATATGCATATTGCCTGGCTAGGTGCATACGTTCTTATCGCAGAAGACTGGCTAGATAAAGAGGAGATAAAATTTACAAATGGCGATTACATTCTCAAGCCTTGGCGACCCGGCTCCGACTGGGAACTTGCTGATAGTTGATGCACTTAATATTGCATTTAGATGGAAGCACCAAGGGGTAACAGATTACAAATATGATTACGTAAGGACAGTAGAAAGTCTAGCAAAATCATATAATGCAGGTACAATTATTATTTGTGCCGATGGTGGAAGTAGCTATAGAAAAGCTATCTTTCCCGAATATAAAGCAAACAGAAAAGAAAAATATGCAGAACAAACTGAGCAGGAAGCTAAAGAGTTTGAAATATTTATGGCAGAATTTAGTAATACTTTAACGCTACTAAAGAAAAGTCATCCAGTGTTTCAATTCAAAGGAGTTGAGGCTGATGATATAGCGGCGTATATAAGTATGAACTTAGATAAGTTTAATTTTGACGAGTGTTGGATGATATCATCTGACCGAGATTGGGATTTACTTATCAATGAAAAAGTTTCAAGATTTAGTACAGTAACTCGTAAAGAGGTAACACTAGATACATGGGACGAACACTACGACTTTGAGGTTGAGGATTATATCACCTTCAAATGTCTAACTGGCGATAAAGGGGATAATGTTCCAGGAATACCTGGAGTTGGCCCAAAGCGCGCAGTTCAATTAATGGAACAATACGGAAACGTTTTCGACATCTACGGCGCATGTCCAATAGAGGGAAAATATAAATATATAGAATCTCTTAATGAAAATGCAGAGCAACTCTTAATGAATGTGGAACTAATGGATTTAGTAACATATGCAGAAGAAGCTATTGGAGAAGAAAACAAGCAAATTATAGATTTAGGAATACAAAGGCATAGAAATGGTAAAAATTGATTTTAGTAAAGACAAACTACTTGATGAGTTCAGTAAGAAAACTCTCAAGGATAGATATCTCGTAGGAGATGAATTAAGTCCTCAAGAAGGTTTCGCCCGTGCGGCAGAAGCTTTTGCAGACGACCAAGATCACGCACAGCGTATATATGACTATGCCAGTAACTTATGGTTTATGTTTGCTACGCCCGTGTTATCAAACGGTGGAACAAAAAGAGGTCTACCGATAAGTTGTTTTCTCAATTATGTAGATGACAGCAGAGAAGGAATTACAGGACATTATACTGAGAACGCATATCTATCATCAATGGGTGGTGGAATCGGCGGCGGGTGGAGCGATGTTAGGTCACAAGGGACAAAAACGTCGAAAGGCTCTGAGTCTACAGGTGTAATTCCATTTATGAAAGTAGTAGATGCAGAAATGCTGGCGTTTAGCCAAGGAGTAACTAGACGGGGTAGTTACGCTTCTTATCTACACATGAGTCACCCCGAAATAGAGGAGTTTTTAGATGTTAGAAAACCAACTGGTGGAGATGTTAATCGTAAGTGTATTAATCTTCATCACGGTGTCGTTGTTCCAGACAAGTTCATGGAAATAATTCATAGAGCTTCACATGAAGAAGGCTTTAGTGATGACTGGGAACTTATCGACCCGCATAGTGGAGAAGTGAAGAAAGTTGTTAGTGCAAGAACACTTTGGGTAAAGTTACTACAAAATCGTATGGAAACGGGAGAACCATACTTAATGTTTGAAGATGCTGTACAAGCAGACTTACCTGACTTTCAACAAAGAAAAGGATTAAAAGTAAATCATTCTAATCTTTGTTCAGAGATAACTCTTGCCACGAATGAAGAAAGAACAGCAGTTTGTTGTCTTTCGAGTGTAAATTTAGAGTATTATGACGAGTGGAAAGACCACCCTGCATTTATTCCTGATCTTATACGTTTTCTTGACAACGTTCTTACTTACTTCATTGATAATGCTCCAAACGAACTTGAAAGAGCAAGATACAGTGCAGAAAGAGAAAGAAGTATTGGTCTTGGTGCTATGGGATTTCATGCCTACTTACAAAAGAATGGAATATCTTTTGAAGGATTGGGAGCTACTGCCGCCAATATGGCAATGTTTGAAAACATAAAAACTCAAGCACAAAAAGAAACAGAAAAACTTGCAGTAGAAAAAGGAGCTTGTCCAGACGATGATACATGTTCAGTAAGAAATGCACATCTATTGGCAATCGCTCCAAACGCTTCAAGTAGTATTATTTGTGGAAACACAAGTCCAAGTATTGAGCCATATAGAGCTAATGCTTATACACAAAAAACAAAATCAGGATCTTTTCTTATGAAGAATAAGTTCCTAGAGAAAGTACTAGATAAGTATGGTGAGAACACAGACGCCACATGGACTAGTATTATAACAAATAAAGGAAGCTGTCAGCATTTAGATTTCTTATCAGAAGATGAAAAAGAAGTATTTAAAACTGCGGTGGAAATAAATCAGTCATGGGTAGTAGAACACGCAAGTATGAGACAAGAGTATATATGTCAATCACAGAGTGTAAACTTATTCTTCCCGCCTGATGTAAACAAAGCGGATTTGCATAACATTCATATGCTAGCATGGGCAAAGAATATGAAAACACTTTACTATTTACGAAGTGAAGCGATTAGTCGTGCGGATAATGTATCAAATAAAGTAAAAAGAGAGATAATTTTTGAGCAATCAGATTGTCTAAGTTGTGAGGGATAAATGAATTTACTAGAGGAAAGAGATTATTATAAGCCTTTTAGTTATCCGTGGGCATTTGAGTTTTATAAAAGACAACAGCAAATGCATTGGCTTCCTGATGAAGTCCCATTACAGGATGATATAAAAGATTATAAAGAAAAACTTACACCAGCAAATAGAGCATTGGTAGATAATATCTTCCGATTCTTTACACAAGCTGATGTAGATGTATGTTGTGGGTATGCAAAGCATTACTTACCAACATTCAAACAACCAGAAATAAGAATGATGCTTGTTAGCTACGCAGCTATGGAAGCAGTACACCAAGAAGCATATTCTTTATTATTAGAAACGTTAGGAAAATCAGAAGATGAGTACAAAGCGTTTACAGAAATACAAGCAATGGCAGAGAAACACGAGTACTTAACTGATTTTAATATGAGAGATAAGTATGAGATGGCTAAAACAATGGCTGTCTATAGTGGTTTTACAGAAGGAGTGCAACTATTTAGTAGTTTTGCTATTCTGTTAAACTTTCCTCGCCATAACTTGATGAAAGGCATGGGACAGATTGTCACATGGTCTATAAGAGACGAAACTCTACATGTAGAGGGAATGTCAAAACTATTTCGTACATTTATACAAGAGAATCCAGAGATATGGAATGATAAGTTAAAATACGAAGTATATTGTGCGGCAGAACGAGTAGTGGAACTAGAAGATAGATTCATTGACGTTTGCTTTGAGAATGCAGAGATTGAAGGTCTTACAGCAGCTGAAGTAAAAGAGTACATTCGTTACATTGCTGATAGAAGATTACTTGGATTAGGTATGAAAGCAATTTTTCATAGTACTGATAATCCTTTACCTTGGCTAGACCAACAGATCAATGCCGTTGAGCATACCAACTTTTTTGAAAACCGTGCTACTGAGTATGCTAAGGCTAGTACACAAGGAAATTGGCAAGATATTTTTAAATAAAGGAGAAAATTATGTCGACAGAAAACAATCCACAAGTAACTAATGAAGAACCAGTATTAGT